AATTGAGACTGACCAAAACGTGTAGTAACTCCTACTGGTCGGAAACGCGCTTCTTCAGCGGCAATCTGTGCCGCTCTAACCTGTGCATCGGCTTGAATCTGTGCGGCTCGTTTGGCAGAACGACCACCAATCAATCCACCAACTAAAGATGCTCCTGCTGCTATAAATGGCATATCAAACTCCAATCAAAATGTCGTCCACTTTTGACGGGTCTTTCTCGTCAGTGGCGTGAATACAAAACCAAACACAATCTGTCAACGCTTTAACACCATGCGTCAAACCCGCTTTAATCTCAATGCAAGCTGGCGCTTCAATAACCTCTACATCCTCACCCTTCATCACTGCAACCTTACCTTTGGCAAGAATAGACAAATGGCTAAAATCATGCGTGTGTTTCAGAATGGCTGTACCCGCCTCAAATGAGGCTTCTTTGGCGTACAGACCATCGCTGAAGTGATGTGTAATCATGCAGTGCGCTTCCACAATTCTTGATCATTAAATTTATTAGATTTGCTTCTATTTTCCCATAAGGAAATACATTGCAAATTATTTTGCACATGCAATCCACAAACATTTTTTCCTTGTAATGGGACAATGTGATCTACTTCTAAACCTTTGCTTTGTGCTTCTGCATATATCTTCATAACTTCATTTTCGTTATACCAAGGAGGTATATGAGAAAACTTAGCCGTTTGATATTTGCGTGTTATTTCAGCAACTTTTGCAGGATTTTTCTTAAGCCAAATTAAAGAGTTCTTGTTTTCTTGTTCTTTATTTTTTAAATGATATGAACTTCTGTAACCAGAATTGTTGATACGCCATTTTGAAAACTCAATTGACTTGCAAGACTTGCACTTGTTCTCATATCCATAAAGACCTTTACGATGTGAAACAAAAGCAGTTAATCCAGCCATATCGATAGCTTTTAAACCGCATATTTTGCACGTTCTCATGCTGTGCGCTTCCAAATATAGACTGTGATGTACGGCTGATAGTTAGCGTTTGTGCCACTAGAACCAGTAGATGCGTTGGTTGTGGCAACGGTAACTCCAGTTGTCTTTGTTTCAACCAAGTTCTCACCACCAGTAGAAGCGGTTTGCACATAACCCCTAGAAGGTGTTCCATCGCCGCCTTGAACATTTCGATTTGTGCCCTCAACAAGCCCCCTTGTTGTTCCTGTGCTAGAAGAACCCATCAATCCGTGTGAGTGACCAGCATCTGTAACAGTAGATGTTGCAGTGTGTGTGTGAGATACAGTTATTGCATCAGCACTACCGCCAGTTTCTTCAGCAGTATCAAACAGAGCATTACCAGAGTCGAAACCAACCATGACTCGACCAGCGCCAAATGCTGACCAAGTGCCAAATCCTAGAAGAGTGCCAGGATTGGTAGAAACAATAGCAGTGTAAATAGCACCAACAGGGAATAAAGCAGATTTAACCGCAGTAATTGCCGCATCAGTATAGGCAGTTGTCGACAAAGCAGTGCTGTTATTACCGGCACTTTGAGTTACACCAGTAGTACCAGTTGGTAAAACAGGACTACCAGTAAAAGTAGGAGATGCCAAATCAGCCTTGGTCGCAATGGCAGTAGAGATATTGACAAACTCTGTGTTGATCTCTGTACCTTTGACGATCTTTAGTGGATCACCACTTGATAGAGCGTCTTTGGTAGCGAAATTGGTACTCTGTGTATAGTTACTCATACTGTCTTCCCGTCTTTAAATTGAATTTCGATTCTCTGAATTGATAACGGAGAACCATTGATGTCTGCTTCATAACCAGTTTGAACAATCTTGCCGCCACCAGAAGCAGAAGCACTCAATGTCTGTAGAGCCACACCATCAGCATATTGAGCAACTACTGTAGCGTTTGCACCATACTCAGCAATACCATACTCAGACACGCTCTGAGTAGGAATCTGTGCATTGGTTGACAAATAATTGGCGCTGAAATCAAAGCCCCATTTCATTGTTAAAAACTGATTTGTTCCACCAATTACAACAACTTTTAACCTCTTTAATAGAGAAGTAACACCCGCAGTACCTAAATCTGAATGGTTTGTGTAGTACAAGATCCGATAAGAAGACGTATAGTCTTGATATGTACTGTACTTACCAACATAACCATTCTTTCCAATCAGAACATCACCATTTCTGCGTGAAAGCAATGCTGTAGGCTCAATAGAGTCCCAACTTGTAATACGGAATGATCCATCTTGCAATTGCCCTCTTGTATCAAAGCAATAAACTTCTTTGACAGTAGGTAGTGTCAATAAGTAAAAGGCTTCTTTTTCAGAGTAAACAGTCTTAATGTTAGCAAGTGTTTCACTTCCAACAATCGACATGAAGTCACTGCGAATATTCTTAGACAAGTCTCCAATAGGAGCGGACTTCTCAATAATCGTTCTAGCAAATGATCTAACACCAGAGTTAGACAAGAACAAAACATCCTTACCAGTACTCTGAATAGAATCTCTAGCAATACATCCAATACCGCCAACAGTGTCACTTAGAGACATCGTAGAAGGGGTAGTAGCATTGGCATACACCAGAATCTGACGCTTACCAAAGATGATTAAGAAGCCATTGTGCGCTGCCAAACCTGTGATTTCATCAGCACCATTAGCCCAAACTCTATCAATATTCAGAGTTCCAGATGTTCCTGTACTCCAAACATGACCCGCTAACAGATCAGAGAAGTAAACAGTTACGTTGTCAGTAGTTGTATCAGCCACCCATAAGCGACCAAAAGCAGATATAACGATGTTTCCAGAAGGAACAGTCCCTACATAACCAGTTTTCTCGCTAACTCTGCGATAAGTAGATGTACTTACAGCAGGGTCAAAGATCAATGGATCATGGCCTACTTGGAAGAAATAAGTAATTCCATTCAAAGAAGCACATGACCAATTACTCGCAGTAATAGTAGGAGCAGTACCACCCCCACCATAGGTCAATTCAGAAACAGCATTTGAACCATCTAACTTGAATAACTTGTTATTACCTGCAAACAGAATTGTAAGAGTGCCATCAGCTTGAACTAACTCATGGATAACTCCAACATTGTTAGCACCAAGATTGCCAGAAGATGAATTAACCCTTGCCCAACCCTTACGAGCGCCAATACGTCCATATTGGTCAATCACACAATTAGTCGCAACCAAAGCAAACCCTGCCGCTAAATCAAGCGGAGAGTCTTGCGTATTCAGACCAAAGAAGCCTGGCGCTGAGATACTTGCTGTTTGGAGTACTTGGCTCATATTGCTACAAATTCCTGAGCCTCTGGATAACGAGTACCCTCTAGAGCAATGTAATCAGCAAGCATGGAACGGTACAGTTGATAGGCTTCAGAAGAGTTCAATCCACCATCTTCTCCACGCTCTACCAATGCTCTGGCATAGGCATTCTGAATAACCAAAACATCAGGAACTAAAACATTAGTGCCATCAGAAGCAAGTGGTGCTTGTGGAACAGTTAGAGCAAATGGGATGTTATATATGCCATCAGGACGGGCATAGAAAACTACTTTGGTGTCTCCATTGCCATCTACACCATCAAACGCATAAAACTCAGGAATACCACTGATAGCGGGTACTAAGTTCTGATAACGGTTCATCTGCACGAAACTAATGTTCTGCAAACCAACATTGGATGTGGTGTTCAGAGCATCCATCACTTGAAACTTCTGACCCGCACCTGTCATCGAGTAGATGTAAGTGCCAGCAGTGGTTGTGATAGTCACTGTTTGACCAAGAACATTCCAACCATAAGAATCTTCAATCTGGCGCTTGGCATCGTTAACAAACTTGCCAATCAAGGTTGAATAGGATGTCTCCGTCACTGTAGAAACTTGCGTCTCTCGCAGACGAATAAGAACATCATTAACTAATTGTAGAAATGTCATGATCTTGATGCTCCATCAACCTCAAAGGTTGCTATAAAACTGAATGTACTGGCAGATTGCGTAGTAATTTGAATCTTATCGCCTTCTTCTAAAACAATATAAGCATTGCCATCGAACTGGAGATATGCTTTTGAAGTAAAGTCGTAAGCAGTGAGAATGTCATAGCTAGTCGTAGTACTAGCGTCATACCATTGGACAGTGATGTGTTTTGTCGATCCACCAGTGTTGTGAACATACATCACAGTAAATTTGGCGTAATAACCCGTTGGTACTGTGTAAACAGTAGTCAATGTTGCCGCAACAGGGCTAACTCCAACGGATATTGGTCTCATTTGTTCCTCTTAGAAATAGCTTTAGCCTTGGCTTTAGCGTCTTCCTTGGACGATGCACCCCAAGCTCTAAGAGAAAGAAGAAGTCGGGTAGGCTTTCCATCTTTCATCTCAGCGCCAGGCATATTGCCCATTCGTGCTAAAAAGGATGCCCTACGAGGGTTATCTCCCGACTTTACTGGTGCTTTTAGATTGCCACCAGTTTCTGCATTATAAGACGCTCTACCCTTGGCATTCAAGCCCCCAGAGGCAGATTTACCCTCTTTTCTTTGCCAAGCAGGGGATTTCATTTCTTTTTAGCAGTCTTAGCTGCTTGTTTAAAGGCTTTCTCTGTAGGAGCGCCTTTAGAACCAACCTTACGCATCTTTTCCTTAGAACCCGCCTTGATGCGCTCTTGCTTGGCATTGATGTTTGCGTAAAGACCTTGTTTCATTTCTTTTTCCTAGATTGAGATAAAGCAATGGCAATAGCCTGTTTGGGCTTCTTAACAACAGGGCCACCTTTGCCAGAGTGAAGCGTTCCCGCCTTGTACTCTCGCATAACCTTAGAGATCTTGGCTTCTGCTTTTGTCTTTTTCATGCCAACTCCGTAACAGATACTGTAGATGCAGCGACTGTTGCATCTTTGATAAATGCTATTTTTTGACCAGGACTTACTCGAACAATCTCAAAAGAGTTATTTGGAATCATTGCAGAAGTTGTAATACTTGCTGTTGGGTTTGAACCAATTTGGTAATGGGAATGACCTAATGAGCAAGCAATACGAATCATTGTTGTTGATGCACCAAAAGCAGTCATCTGAACGCTAGAGTTAGTAACAGAAGCAACTTGGCTAGTCCCCAATGAAGGAACTCCAAAAGCAACATTGTTTGGGTCTAATTGAAATATTGACATTATTTTCCTCGTCCAGTTTTCTTCATCATGTTAGTAGCAGTACGGCTACCACG